CAAATCAAGTGGCACGTATTAGTAATCATGTACATTGGCATGAAAAATCTGCATTGCGTGAAGCATTACGAAAAATTGGTATTAACAAACAAATACCCAAAGAGGAATTGCATGATTTTATTGCACGTTTATCTGATAACGAAAAAGAAGAAGTTCAAAAATATCAGCAAGAATTGGACAACACATTTCGTCATTATTCGTTACATTGTGGAGGTATTGTTTTTTTTCATGAAGGTGTACCGAAAGAACTACAATTAAATAAAAAGACATTAAGTCAAATCATTTATGATAAACGAGATGTTGCAAATACAAAAAATTTTAAAATCGATATTTTGTCTAGTCGCGGTATAAGTCAATTAATGCAAATTGTAGGTAGAAATATTGATTTTAATAATTGTCCCTATGATGAAAAAACATATAAGTTATTACAAAACGGGGATAATATAGGTATAACTTTGGCAGAATCACCATTAATGAGAAAGGCATTGTTAACATTACGGCCTAAAAGTATCAAAGATATTGCAATTTGTTTGGCAATTATTCGTCCAGCAGCAAAAGATACACGAAAGGAAATAAACAATATAGATTATGATACAAAATTTATATTTGATGATGATGCTATTTCATTATTAATGGAATATTTACATATTGACGAAGGTTTAGCTGACAAATTCCGACGAAATATTTCGAAGGATTCATGGGAAAAAGAAGAAAAAGATAAATATTTGGAACTTACCGAAAAATTATCTATTAAGAAACGGGAAGAATTAGAAAACCAATTGAAAAATCTAAGACATTATAGTTTTTGTAAATCTCATTCTTATTCTTATGCACAATTGGTTTACCAGTTAGCATACCAAAAAGCACATTTTCCAAAACAATTTTGGAAATCAACTATAAAACACGTTTGTAGTTCTTATCGAAAATGGGTTCATTTATATGAGGCAACTATAAATGATGTCAATGTTAGAAATATTATTTATAAAGAAAGCGATGGTTCCATATATGCAGAAGCACGTAAAAAAAAATTCGAACATTTGACATATCATGAGCAGATGATAAAATATGGATATTGGGATATGAATGCTCATTCGTTTTTCCCAAATTGTTATTTTTATAAAAAAGAAGAAGAATATTTATTTAGTGGTCTAATTGCAAGTATACGCACATTAAATTCTAAACCAAAAACATATGTATGTTCTTTGGGTGTAGGACCTAGAACTTATATTGAACTAATTATAAAAAATAAATATATGAAACCAAGTTCTTATGGCATTAAAGGTCGAGCTCTTTTAATGAATTCAACAGAGAAAACATATAATGCCCATATAGCAGTATTTTATTAATATGTAATGTGTATTTTATTACATACACATTAAATGATTAAAATATGAAAAATAATATTAACACGCTTAATTGCTGTAAGCAACACCAGCCATGCCACTCATTACACGAAGAACGTTGTAGCTGGTAGCATAGACACGGACCTTAGCAGTAGCAGTACCTCCAACAGTAGCGCTGGAAAGAACAAGCTGAAGGGTAGCATTGTCAATACGGGAGAAGTTGCAGCTTCCAGAGGGTTGGTGTTCCTCAGGGCGAAGAGCAAAGGAGTATACGTTGATACCAGTATCGGGAGCACGGGTGTGGTGTTGGAAAGGTTGAACAACATCGAAATAAGTTCCCTCACGCTCAGAGAAACGATCTTGACCGTTAAGTTGTAACTTAGCAGTTACAACAGGGTTCTCACCCCAACAGTGCATGTCAAGGGCAGTCTCAGCAAGTACGAAGGTACCGGCATCAGATACGAAGGATCCCTCAGCAACCTCACCGACAGCAGCACCACCTGCAGTCTCAGCACCGAATACATCACGTCCCATACCACTCCACTGAGCAGGGGTGAACTGAGGATTAGGCTCAGATCCCATAGCTCCAGGGTCTTGGAAAAGACCACCGCTGGTGATGAAAGCGTTAGCACCAGAAGTCTCAGCAGGTCCACCGAAAGCGTGAACAGCGTTGGGAAGAGCATCGATAGCATCAGTATAGTTGAAAGGTTGAGCACCTAGGGTCTTGTAAAGGGTTTGACCACCTTCCAAGGAGGAACAGTAATCAACGTTGGCATCAGGTTGTACAACCCAGATCAACTCCTTACAAGGGTGGTTGAAGTTCAACTTGATCTTGTTGGAAGAGGAACCAACAGACTCGTCACCAGTGAATTGAAGTTGTTCAATTAAGTACTCGTGAGGGTTCTGGGCCATCTTGCGGCGCTCATCGGTGTCAAGGAAGACATAGTCGATGTAAAGGGAAGCAGCAACAAGAGATTGTTGGTAAGCAGTGGATACAGATACGGTACCAGTGGTTGCATCTAATTCACCTACAGCCCACAAGCACTCACCAATGGGGCGGAAATCAATGTTGATCTTGACCTCGTGGTATTGAAGGGCAATAAGAGGAAGAGCAAGACCAGGGTTGCGGTTGAACCAGAAAAGAAGAGGGATGTAAAGGGTGGTCTCAGGAAGAGCCTTGCGAGGAGCACATACCTGGGAAGGACCTCCAGCAGAAGCACAGGGTCCAGAGATATCAGCGAAAGAAGGATCGGTGATGTAGGTTAATTGGGTGGTGTTACCGATCATTTGGTGGTATCCGCGTTGTTGCTCAGCAGACATGGTAAGTTGGTTCCAGATGTGCATCCAGTCACCATATTGACGGTCAATGCGTTGACCACCAATCTCAACCTCAACTTGAGCAATCAATTGCTCACCGGGGAAATCTAACCAACGGGCGTATACTGCTTTACCAGAAGCAGCCATAGATTGGTTGATCTCAGGAAGAGTTACTTGAAGATAGGTACGGTAGCACAAATCACCGTTACGGCTGATGGTACAGGTAACGCGACGGCCGAAATCAGCTTGACCAGAGAAAGTCTGCTCAATAGATTCCATAGCAAAGTTGGTGTGGCGTCTGTAAGACACCTTCCAGAAGGTAATTTCGGGGGTTCCAGTCAAAAAGACGTCTTGGGCGCCATAGGCGACAAGTTGCATAAGAGCTCCAGCCATTTTTTCTCTTTATACTGTTGGTATAGAAAATAATTTCGGGAATTAATTAAAAAAAACATTTTTTATATATAGTAGAAATTACAGAAATTATAAGTATCGTGACTATATTATCGTTTAATATTTAACTTTTAATTTAAATATTAATTTTTTTAATTCAATTTTTAAAATTGCTAAATACTTTTTTAAAAAAGAATGCCTAAAAGACTGTAAGTATGTCTTTAAATATTTTTTTTTAAATAAATAATAATTATTATTTCATGTTCCTTATCAAATATGGTACAATAAAAAAAAAATAAAATCAAGTATGCTTTAAAATATCCATATCAAAGTTTGATTGAATAAATTGTTCTAAATAATTTTCATCAAATACTTCTTTTTTTCCTTCATGTTTTTTTGTAAAAATAAATTGGTCTTTTCTTTTTTTTATACACCAACCTTTTTCTAAGGCATTCATTAAAAATATCATTATCTTTAATTGTTTATCATTGATATTATTGTTATTCAGATGGACATAAATTTCATTTTCACTATTCATTCGTATATTGTGTTTGCATACTTAATTTTTACGATTTTTCTTTATTGTTCGTCTTTTTTTGGTTTTTTTGTGTCCTTTCTTTTTGCGAGAAATTTTAATACGCTTTTTTGTTTTTTTGCCACCACTTAGTTTTCCACTAATATTAAAACCTATACTTATAATACGATCTAAAATGGTCTTTCTTACTGGTCGTCCGTCAGCAGCTCGTTCTATATAAGGTTGTAATAATTGATATTTGGCAATAATTGCGTTATAATCTTGTAAAAATTCAATTATTCTGATTAACTCCGCATCTTCATTCTCATAATTGTTTTCAAAATAATCATCGTCTAATGTTATTTCTGGCACATTTAATTTTATTGTTGTAATATTTCCTTCTTCCAGTTCGTATTTTTCTGATAATTCCTCGAATATTTCAAATAAATTTACATCATCATTAAATATTAGAGGATAATGCTTTTTAACTTTATTTTTAAAAGGTTCTTTACCCTCTTTTAAATATTTGTTTAGTTTTCGTACTTGTTTATATGTAGAACTTGTATTAAGAGATTCTTCTATTTTGGCAAGAATGTCTTTATTTAAATTGATAGTATATCCATCTAGATTAAACTGTGCAATTTTATATGATTTTATTATAAATTCAAAATTAT